GCCCTCGTTCTGAGAGCGGGAAGGAAGCCTGATAAGACCCTTGCCTTCCTTGGAGCCATCGAACAGCATGCTCATCGAAGCAACGCCGAAGTCGGCGTCGTTCTTGTTGTTGCCTGTGAAGTGTTCTTTCAGGATCGTGCCACGGCTGCCGAGGAAGTTCCTCAAGTCACGGTTCTGTGTGACCATCAGGTTCATCGCGTTCTTCTCGATGACCCACTCATGCATGTGGTACTTCACTGTCCAGTCTTTGATCTTGTTGAAGAGATCGTCTGGCTTCTGGTTCGGAGCTGTCCAGACGTCGAGTACGAACCGCACGCCGGACATGCGATCGACCCCGAGTACAACCGCAGCAGCGTGTCCCGTGATAGCTGGATCGAAACCGCCGACGACATACAGACCATCCATTCCGTGGGGCCTGTGCCCCGGAGCACCAGGTGACATGAGTCCAGCAGGCCGCATTCCGTCGATCGAGGCTGCCACCTTGTCCGCTGGGAAGATCGCATCCTCTACCACCTGCTCCTGTTGATAGACCATCTTCCAGTTCTGGGGACTGGACGTCGCTCGCCTTCGGGCGAGCGCCTTTCCGGAGTGCCAGGGGAAGAGTCCGTCTTCCCCTGCTTCCACCAGTTTTCTTGCTCCCAGCGACACTGGGGGTCGGTTGGTGAAGGGTGCGAGAACAATCCAGTCGTCTGGTGACTCCGCAAACTCCAGTACCGCAGGCTGAGTGAGATAGGTCCAGGGCGACTCTTCGTCCTGTCCGTACCACTCTGGCTTCTGAATTTCGGAGTAGAGCTCAACGGGAGCCAATCGGGTGCCCACGAGGAGTAGGGTTCCGCCGGGATAGGAAAGTCGGTTGATGACCTCTCGCTGAATCCAGTCGATCTGCTTCTCGAACTCATGGGCGTTCTTTCCCGTCACCGTATCGTCAAGGATGATCAGGTCGGCACGGTTACCGTAGATCTGACCATTCATGCCCAGGGCCTGCACGGTAGGCGTGGCCTCACCGGAGTCACGGGCTTCTGCGTTCACGTAGATCGAGTCTGCCGTCCACGACGCGCTGTTCGCGTCGAAACCGCCGTCAGGAGCAAAGTCGATCTGAAGCTTCTTGTAGGCGAAGTTCGCTCCCGCCAGACGATCCTTGATCGCCCGAAGGAACCTCTTGGCCATCTCCTGGGTCTGCGACACGATGATGATACGGATATTCGGGTCCTGGCAGATTCTCCAGGTCGTGTAGTTCACCGTGATCGTCGTGGACTTCGCGTGCTCCGGAGGAGTGTTAACTATGATCATACCGGGATCACCCGGCTTGTAGATCTGGTTCGGGTGGAGATCCCTGGGAGGACGTCCCTCAAGGACGTCGTACCACTGAAGCTGGTGAGCAAAGAGTTTGGTGTCCAGGTACTTCTCACAGAACTCCGGGAAGCTGGGCATCTCCTCACGGGCCACCTTGGCAGTGTCCTCGTGAGCCATCAGCTTCATCCGGTCGGCAGCCTCCCGGAAGTCCTGGTCTGACCTCCGGTAGTACTGGTAGGACTGGTGATGTATCTCCAGGTCTCTACAGGCCTCAGCCACACTGAGGCCCTTGGCCATGTAGTTGAGGATGGTCTGCTTCTTCTCCTGGACCGTCTTCGCTTTCTTCTTCGCCACTTTTTCTCCTAGGGTTATACAGAGATGACCCGACCCTCTAAGGGTCATCCCGGACAGACCAGGAAGCCTTCTCCACGGCCGAAGGGCCGTGTCGAAGAATGGCGGGGAAGGATTCCGAGAGGAGGACAACAGGGGTTCACAGAGGAGGTTCAGGACGGCAGCGCCTCAAAGCGCTGCCTGTACTAGGACAGGATCCCCAAGCAGGCTTGAGGCCTGCTTGAGGTAGAGAGGCTCACTGTCTGAGCACATCGTTTACACATATATAGTAATAGGTCTGTCATCGGTCAAAAAGTAAGCCAAGTCTCCAAACGTTACCTAACCTTTATCAATGTTGTACGCAGTGTAGCAGTAGAGGTGCTACCTGGTATACCGAGCGTGACGGAGGCCTTGTGGGGTTAGAACGAGTATGGTGCATTTCTGAGGGGTCTCACACACCCTGTGTGCGCGCAGATTAACAACCCCCGGGTCACGATATGTGATGACACGGACACCATGGGAGACATGTCTGAATCGAGGGGAACATGGGGGATGGTCCCTTCTGTCCCCGCCGGGCTGCGCTCAGGTGAGCAGGGGCAGCATCACATGAGTACATATTGATACGAGGCTGCGCATACATATGATATGTGCGCACAATGTGGACATAGTGTACGAATAGTGTGGATAATGTGGACATATTGCACTCGTATGGACCCAAACGAGGTGGACTAACACCTGCACACCACTGTGCAACTAAGGCGATGTGCATCCACCCCCTTGACAACACCACCGCACAGGGTGGACAGTCGGTCTAGTCGGTACGCACGAGAGAGAGCAGGACACCATGAACCTCAGCACGCCCCGCGAGATCATCACCCACAAGGGTGAGGAGTGGCAGGTAGAGCCCTTCTACAACATCCGGCAGAAGGACGGCAGCATCGCCCACCCGCGCTCGCTTGAGGCAGCGCTGGACATGATCCTTCCGGAGCCCGAGACGCAGGCCGACGACATGCCGCCCTGCACATGCGCAGACGCCGGAGACTGCTTTGTCCCGATCGGGCACTACGCCGACTGCCCGCAGTACGAGCAGTGTGGAGCATGGGGCGGCTGCACTCTCCCGCGCGGCCACAACACGGGAAAGGCGGACATCCCCGAGAACCACGCTCCCCAGCCCGACGACACGCCGCCCTGCTACCACACCGCTGGCCGCTGCGACTGTGCCAGGTGGGACAGCGCCCCCCAGTCCTCTCCCCGCCCTCTGGTCTGTCAGCAGTGCGGCTACCAGGGCACGTCTGACGACGTGCACGAAGTCCAGTGGTTCAAGCCTCACCAGCACGATGACGGCTACGCCCTGGTGTGCATCGGCTGCCGGATGAACAAGACCATAGCCTCCATGGGCCTGTAACCCCTTCCCGCCCCCCGGGGAGCTCTTCGGAGCTCCCTTTACCACATCCTGATGGTTGCCTCAGGCAATGTGTACCTTCAGACCCTTGACACGCCCTCAAGGGCGTGCGAGTGTTCTCGGTGTCAGGACGCCACGAAGGGCCCTGGACACGCCTCAGAGGCCTTGAGGGACAGCTTGAGCCAGTCACCCCACCAGGGGCTAAAACACGGCGAGAGACCCCATGGAAGGCCTTCTAGAGGCATCCTGGCTCCACAGCCCCCTTGAGGGGGCGGGAAACAGGGACTTGACAAGTCCTCCGAACGGGAGGACAGTAGGTCTCAGAACGAACCGGCGAACGCAAGCCCCGCAAGGGCAAGGCGGAGTCGGTAACCAAGTTCCTTGTCAACTCAACATCGTGCTACGGACTGATCGTGAGTCCAGTTCCGAGAGTCTCCCCGCAGGGGAGCGCAGGCAGCCCTTGAGGGGCTGCTCAGGACACGTCCTCAACGGCTGGCTAGGTCTTTCCGATTCTCTTTCTTTCCCTTACTTGGGGGCATGATCGGTCTCTCCGGAGGCCGTCCCTGCGCTCCCGATGGTGGTAGGAGGGTGGCTAGTCCATCCTTCTTCCGCCATGAGCGCAGCGCTTGAGGGCGCTGCCTCGAAGAGGGAGAGAGAACATGCGAGACACGCTTGTCCTGACTCGCGACAGCTACGACGCTCACGACCCATTCGGGTGGGTTCAGGGGTGGCGGTTCGCCTTGTGCGACTACATCACCTCGGAGCTCGGTGGGTACGTTCCTGACTTCCGCCAGGGTCCCTTTGGGGCCGAGGTGGAAGCTTGGGAATACGAAACGCTCATGGATGAGGAACCGGACATCGAGAGTGCAAAATACGCACTCAAGGTGCTGGACAGGTACCGTGAGTGGCTTCGTGTCGCAGGAAAGGACTACTGACCATGGAAGACTACGGAACCATCTGGGTCTGCCAGGACTGCTTTTTGCACCACGCCAACGGCGAGTGCGGTGGCTGCCATGAGAGTCACGACGAAGAGCCTCTGAACCTCATTTCAGGCGACTTCTGGGTAACCGCAGGAATGGCCTGGTCCGAGCATTCGGATGACTGCCGCACTGAGCGGCAGGTGGACTCCGGTAGCTGGCATGGGTGTGACTGCGAGACGGACTCTTACAGCACCTCGGCGTGCGAGGGGTGTGGCTCATGGCTGCACGGCGAGCGTCACGCAATGACGCTCCTCAAGAGCTGAGCAACAGTTGAGCGGACGGGCTTTGGGCCCGTCCGTTGACTCGGTCTGCTCAGACCGGAAACAGAGGGAGAGAGAACACCATGTACAAGGGAATCATGGGCGGTAAGCCGTGGCAGTCTGTTGGTCTGCGCAAGAACGGTGACCGTGCCATTCTCTGGGGGCGTGAGCTTCTCTGGCTCACGAAGGCTGAGTTCCAGGCCCTTCTTAACTCGGAGGCGACGGCATGAGGCAGACTGTGAAGCTTGGCAAGGCCAGGCTCGCCAGGCTCCATGCCAGGAAGGCGTACAGCTTCCCCTACACCACTCATCCGTACGACACGTCTCTTGGCAAGGTCGTACGGCGCGCTGGTGTCACAAAGGTGGGATCATGAACGAGGACTACAAGTTGACCACCAGCTGGGGCGACGAGATTCGTACGTCCTGGGCAGCCGACATCGAGTCGGCTGAGGCTCTCTCGGAGTTCTACGCCGAAGAGGGTGCACAGTCCGTGGAAATCACTGCACCGGAAGGACTCGACTGTGAGTGAGCGCATCTTCTACGTGACCCTGAGCCACGAGAACCCCGAAGAGATTGATCTCCAGACGCACACGTTCGCCGAGGACTACGCAGGCGCCGTAAAGCGCCTGAATGAGTCCATGGACAACAACCCGGACACCTGGAACGGGTGGACGTTCCGAGTCCACCCTGAGGGCAAGACTCATGCCTAGGTTCCTCATAGGCGTGATCGTAGTGGGATGGGCTCTTGCCTGGCTTTACATCCCGCTGGCCCGCAGCCTGCGGTGGCTGCCATGAGGAACATCAGTGAAGTGTGCATGATCGTAGGGATCTACGGATGGCATGTGCTGTTCGGTCAGATCCTCAAGGAATACCGTCAGTGACCAGTTAGGACGGACGCCTTAAGGCGTCCGTCCGTGCGGCATCACTGCCGACAGAAAGGGAGAGAGAATGCATACCTACACGTACGACGAGACCGTTGCCATGCTCCGTGAGGCAGTGGAGCTCAAGGGGGAGGGATATA